ACATATACACAAGCATTACAATGTTCTATGTGGGCTTCTATAGCAAATCACAGTCATAATCTATATACACCTTCCGAAGTAGTTGTAACAGAAACCCAAATGGATTGTTTAAATGATATTGTAAAATTATTTCAAACATTTAAAACGAGTCTTGATTTTTTTAGTTTTTCTGGGGGTTTAAATGCTCAATTAGATATTATAGATCAAGAAAATAGGAAGATTCGTGATGATAGACGTTATAAATACGTATTAGGTAGTTTTGCAGAACACGTTGTAAAACGTTCAATTGGAAAAGCAAGATCGAGTTTATCTCATGTATTTAAATTCGGTAATAAAGGCGGTCGAAAGACCCGAAAAAATAAAAAAAGGGGGAAACACAGAAAACGTACGCGTAAAAATATTTAGGATATATATATAATGGTTAAAAGATGCAGAATTACAAGACGCAAATGTGCAGATACAAAATGCTATCGAAAAAGCACAAGAACGTATCGCAAAAAGCGTTGCTCAAAAGGCACGCGAAAGTGCAGAGATAATAGATGTCACAAGAAATATTAAATCTGTAATGCCTCTTTGAAAAGACGCATGACATTCGTCACATTCAATCGGCTTATCAAAATGACCTGATTTTGTCCATTGATCATTCCTACAGACTTTGGCACAAATTCTTGTATTTTGTCATATAGAATATTCTGTTTGATTGGTCGCGCAAGGAGTTCGCGCATGGTCTCGTTATATTTTTGTTGGTTCGCCTGTTTTTCGGCTTTATATCGGATTACTTGGCCTAATGTAGGTATTTGCATCGTGTAATACACTGTTATAAAGAACAGTGTAGTACAAAACATTCGTTCAAAGAGTTCGTAAGCATTCATTGTTTAGGAAATATGTAATTCATCAATAAGACAAAATCAGAATCAATTTTGTCGAGGGAACCTCAAGCGAAGCAGAGGGTTCCCCTACACTTTGCTTACCCCCTTCATTCCTTATCCCTTCACATACATAATTTTAATATGAATATGAAACTGCATTTGAGTTGATTTCATGTTTTGTCCCATATAAAAATATCTAGATTAAATTGCTAAATATTATATGATTTATTTTATATAAATCTTTTTGTACTTTTGTCTTTTTGTCTTTCTAGTTATCCCGCCCTTTGATATTTTATCAGGCTTTGGATATAAAGTCTGCATGTTGCCGTACCATTTTTTTTTCCAAAGAGCATCAGCTATACCAAAAAAAGGTATATGTGGAGAAACATGGTCATTCATTACTACTCTATTCTCAATAAAAACTAGTAAGGAATCAAAACGTTTTTTTATCTCAGAAATTTCTTGAGCTAATTTATTATAATTTTCTTGTATCGATTCGATTCTTGAATCATATGTTGGATTTTCTTGTATCGATTCGATTCTTGAATCATATGTTGGATTTTCTCTCGAATTTTCTGTTGAACTTTCAGACATATATATTATATTTATATTTTATATTTATATTTTATGCAAAGTCATGTGTGGCATGTTCTTCCAAAATACACACATTATCACACATAATTCGGAGGTCTTCTTTACGGTCATGATCCCGGGTATGATATTTCATGTTATGTTCAATCGCTTGTTTGAGTCGGCGGATCGAATTGCGATATGCATCGACCTTATCATGCCATCCGTTCTTTTTCGCTAAAATCATCCATCCCAGTTTTTCGAATTTGGCCTTGTACCAATGTTGTAATCCACAGAAAGTGTGTTCGCAATTACAATGTCTCATAGACGTCTTGTTATGGCGCATCTTGCGATTATTACGCGTTTTTGGCATTATATATATCTTGTATAAAATTCCCAAATAATTACATAATTCTAGAACTGTATTACATTGACTGGAAAATGATATTTATAATGCAATTTCTAGTATTTTAGAGAATAAAATAACAATAACAACTTAATTGAAACATAGTTATAAAATATACAAATTATAACTGTGTTTGTATCATTTTTTTCCGGTCAATTTAACCTCCTGCTGTTGCTGCTGCTAGTGCAGCTAAAATAATACCAACAAAAATACCAAAAAGTATTACCCCTGTACTCGATAAACCTTCAATCGGTTCATAACTTATAGTACTAGTAACTAAAACAATCAGCAAACATAATATAGCAAACACGAAATTATATTTCATGTATATATTATATTATATAAATAAAGCTCCCACTGGGAATCGAACCCAGGATCTCTTGATATCATGTTATTAAGGATGTTTCGTTGATGAACGATTGGTTTCCTTACATTACAAGTCAAGTGCTATACCACTTAGCCATAGGAGCACAAGACAATCACTAACACAGTGTCTTTATTACATTATTAGTATCTTCTTGTATTTTGTATTTATGGTTTATAACAATCGCGAATAAACCAAATGTTCTCCTAAAGAAAAGTTCTGTATACAATTTGTCTATATCTAAAACTCGGGTTTGTGGTCTTTAAATATACACCCCCCCGATTTTAATAAAAGAGGTATCTCTTTAGTAATAATCCCAGGATCTTGAAACTGGATCGTGCTAAACCATATTTTCACAATACAAAAATTCTTTTTGGGCGAAATAGTGATCCCATTTACATATTTGCTATGTTCCGACGTAGTTGTCAATGCTTCGTCACATAGCAATTTGAACAAGGAATTCCAAACTTCAAATACATATTTATTCGAAATCTTGTAGGAAAAACACCCCCCATTCCGAATTCTCGGATCTTCCCATCTTGGTTCAATGCCTTCCCGCATAATAAACAACATACAGTTCTTTACTATGTTTTCATGCACTGCACTAGACAAGGCGGACACTTTTTCGGCGCAATCAATATCCCCCATGATTTTAATATAACTTGCTAAATCCCAATTATTATTCTGTGGTAAATGGTAATATACATTCCATTTATCAAGTAATTTCTTTTGTGGGATAAATTGACTCATGATATTGATCTGCCTGTAATATAAATAGATATAAAATCTTTATGTTATTTAACGAAAAAAGGAATAAATAGAATACCTACAGATAGTATATATGGACACACGCATTCTATTCCCCCTAATATTCTCTATAGGACAATCTTATAGAATTCATCTGCATAACCGTCACACAAGTCACGCATTAAAAATGATAAATGGTGATATCCCTGATAATATTCTTCGCAACAAGGAAATGATTTACATGGAATCCTATAGTAAATTGATGAATCAGATTTCTGCGGGAAACGTGGAGAAAATATATTTCGGTGATAAAATGAAGGATGTGATATCGCTAGAAAAGTCAAAAACCCCGTCGCTTTCGATTCGAGAAAAAGATCCCGATATATCGGACTATACGCGAACCCTAATTGCACCTGTCATTGCACCTCAATTGTCGGAACTATCCATGCGTAATGGCGTGGAAACCATATTTTTACGCGATCCAGGGAGTCCTATAGGTATAAATAGTGTACAAGCACTCGCATCGAAGGCGCTCGATATTTCGTTGCCTCTTTTTTTGGGGATTTTCGTCATTTCCATCATACGCAATTTGATAATGGGTTTCCAAAATAGTCCTATAGGACTCATGCAACAAAAACCTGGGTTCGGAGAAATTATAGACCCCGATGATTTGAAACGTGCGAATATTTCTTTAGCCAGTTTTTCGGGGAGTCCCGAGATTCTCCAAGAGTGTGAAGAGGTCGTTTCCTTTTTGCGCAATGAATCGGCTTATAAGACATCGGGTGCGGAAATCCCACGGGGGATTTTACTAGAAGGTCCCCCTGGTACCGGGAAAACGCTTTTAGCAAAATCAATTGCCGCAGAATGCGAAGCCAATTTCATTTCCGTTGCATCGAGTGAATTTGTGGAATTATTCGTGGGAATGGGGGCAAACAAAGTCCGACAACTCTTTGAGAATGCACGTGAGAATCGACCATGCATTATTTTCATCGATGAAATAGATGCAGTGGGAAAAAAACGGGGTCAAGGATTTTCATCCAATGATGAACGCGAACAAACACTCAATCAACTTTTAGTGGAAATGGACGGATTCGCCGACAATGACGGGATTCTAGTAATGGGCGCAACAAATCGAAAAGACGTATTGGATCCCGCACTCTTACGTCCGGGTCGTTTCGATCGCATTATCACCGTCCCATTACCCGATCTACAATCACGGATTTCCATCTTGGAATCATATGCAAAAAATAAACGGCTAGAAAAGGGGGTCGATCTCAAATTTGTGGCCGATTTAACAAATGGATTTTCGGGTGCACAATTGAAAAATATCATGAACGAAGCCGCCATTTTCTCTATCCGTGATAAATCTCAAAATGGAATAATAACCAATGTCCATATCATGAATGCAATTGATAAAAGTCTTATAGGAATTATTAAGCAGAATGATACACGAACCATAGAGACCCTCATGCGTGTGGCGATCCATGAATCGGGGCATGCAATCATGGCATCTTTATATCCCGAATATTTCAATTTGAAAAAAACAAGTATCCAGGCGAGTTATTCTGGCGTAGGTGGATATACCGTATTTGTAGAAAATTCCAATATTAGCGAAGGCGGTCTTTATACTCGTGATATCCTATACAAACGACTTATGATTGCCATGGGCGGGAAAGCAGCAGAAAGTATTTACTATGGCGACGATTTTGTTTCTCTAGGCGCTATACAGGATCTGAAAACGGCAAATGAATTGGCCCAACAAATGGTGGGAAAATACGGAATGGGGGAAGATCTCAAAGTCTTTTATAAAGAGGACGGTTCGGCATATTCGATAGAAACGATATCAAAATACGACGAAGAAACGCAAGAACTCGTCCAACGTGCATATAGCGAAACAAAACATCTATTGGGAAAACGGGTAAATGAAATAAACTTTTTGGTGAACCGTTTGATTGCGGAAAAAACGGTATTCGCAATCGATCCTTATTTACAATTACCGTAATCCATCGGATCCAGCATATCGTAACCAAAAAATTCGAAATCCATGAAATAATAATCATTGATCAATTGAATGGTCTCTCTCGAATAAAATGTGTCATATTCCCTTATATGAAACGTTTTACACAAAACTTTATCGAAATCTGTGAATCCCATTTTGTATATATCGCAATTGAGCGTTTCTTGATGTAAAATCGTTACGTTTTCTTTATCTTCAAGTCCTATATAGAATATAGTTTGGGGAACCACGTGATTGTCATATAGATGATTATTGGGAAGGAATTGATCCTGGATGATTTCGAAAACTTGTTTTGTCGTAGATTGCGAATTCATGAGGTTCAAGAAAAAGAGATTGCTAAAGAGGCGCGTATATGGATTCCGAACACTGATCCATATATCTACATTTGCAAAATCAATGAAAGAAAAAGGCGTAGACCCCCTTTCCCATTCATCAATAATTGTACTATAGGACAAATGATGGTAAGATATTCCGTGGTGTGTTTTTTCGCGATTTTCGGAAAAGATTGCATGTATATTCAATGGCGTTTCGTATTTTTCTGCTAAATAATGTTCAATGGAAGTCCCGCCCGTTTTCGGTACGTGAATATAGAGGATATTTTTAGCAATAACGCTCATTCTTGAGTAGCTATCGCTTTTTCCCCGGAAATATGGCATCAGATAAAATGATATACATATTATCTTATCTGATAAATCTAATCCGAATCCGTAGTAGAATCCGTTTTTTTCACGACATATTCATCTTTTTCTATATGAACATACTGATCACTTTTCAATTCGAAATAATTCGCAGAATCATCAATGATTTGAAGTGTATATGTCAATGTAAATTCAAATGGTAGAGATTGATACTTTAGTGCACGATAGACAAATGTCGCATTGAATAAATGGTTGCCTGTCATATAGAATCCACGATTCACTTCAAGGGGGACGCTCTTTTCCGAATCTTCGCCATAAATGTAATTCACGGAAATAAAACGGACTTTAGACAATTCTCTCGGTTGATCCGAGAGATAGAGGCGTGGATCTTTATACAGTTCGGTCAATACATTACAATAATAGCCATCATGCGTTTTCATGACAACAATAGGCGATTCATCTTTTGATACATCTTCTTTACAATTGCGGACGAGTTGCTTATAATCCGTCATGACGTCTTCTTCGGATGATTCGATATACGTCTGATGTAGTTTTTGTTTATCAATCCATAAAACACATTTCCAGGAATCTTTGACGGGTTCGATTTCGTATGGATAAAATATACCATTTACATGAGTGTTTATTTTGCAAAGACGTTGGACCCATTCGCTCGTATTATACCATTTCTTAAAATGTGTATACATTTTCATTAAAAAAAAGAAAATCTGGATACCAATACTATTCATTGTATCTTCAATTGATTCAAATACGTCTTCCCTAAAAATAAGGGAAGATTCACCATATTCGTCCATGTGTAGAAATATCATTCTTCATTTTTAAACCCTTTTTTATACAAACTATTATATATGTCCTATAGGATTACTCAATATACGCGGAAACAGGCAAAACGGTATGGGGTCGTCGTGAAACCCTCGACTGTAAAAGATAAGAAAATCGACGTATTTCGCGGGGACAAAAAAATGGCTTCCGTGGGCGCAAAGGGCATGAATGATTTCCCCACCTTTATTCGAAAACGGGGACTCGCATATGCAAAAACCCGGAGGCGGTTGTACAAAATGCGTCATGAACGCGATCGACATATCCGGGGCACACGTGGATGGTGGGCAGACAAATTGCTTTGGTAAAGAATCGATTTGGCTCATGGGTTCAAAGATGAGTACCAGATCAATTGTCGATGGAAAATATCCAATGTACAAGTCATATAGGAATTCTATGAGAATACGGAACAATGGAAATGTCGATGCTAAATATATTGTCATATAGGAATTCTATATTACAATACTACAATACTTGTTCTAAATATCGAGTGAAACCGTGTTTTTATCACTTCGCTGTTTGCGTCGCGATTTTTTCGGCATATTCATGTTTTGCATATCTTTCAAAGAAGAAATAGAAATCATGGAATCATCCCCTCCAGAAGGGGTCATATAGACATTCTCTTCACTCTGCGCCGAAGGCGCATTCGAAAGTGCATCCTGCATGGTCTGTGAATGAATATCCACCGTTTTCGTTTTCAGTCCCGCCAAGATATTATCGATATCGGTATTTTGCGGACCCCGCATTTCCGGACGACGTTGTTGAGGCGGTGGATTGAACTGCGAAACCGGGGCAGAAGAGTTTTCGAATGGAGACGCCGAAGGCGGAACTTGTGTATAGGACATTCCCATCGAATTTACATCTACACCCCCTTCACGGAACATGGATCCTCGTCCCATAGAAATATCGGGTCTAGATACTCCGGGAGGATTCGTAAACTGCATCTGCTGTCCTGGTCTCGGTTGTGGGGGCATATTCTTCGTTTCTACGGGTGCGGGGGGTGGGCCCATATTCGCATTCGGTCCCGCCGAATTTTCCTTCATGATATTATTTGCAAAGGCGAATCCGGGACTCTGTTGGGACATGCTTGATACAGTTGCATTGGTAAACATTTTCATTAATTCGGGGGACTGTTTAATGACATCATTGAATCCCGGAGTGGCGGTAGAAAGCGCTTTATTCGTGAAATTGACGACTGCCGCACTAAATGCCAATCGGAGTAAAAGGGAGATCTCGGGGGCCAATTTACCGCCTTTATACTTGTCGTGTAATTCCGAAAAGATCTCGTCATATGAATCCAAATCTTCCGTGATTTGTTCTCCCCATCCATCAAGATTGATATCGAATGGATTGAATGCAGCATTTGCATATTCCACGGAATTGACAAATGTCATGAACCACCATCCCTGCAATTTAATGCTGTCTTTTTTCCTTTTATCCTCGAGCGCCGTTTCATATTCATCTTCAATCTCTTCAAATGAGGACTCTAACGTAAAATTGCTATTCTGTTTGATAAAACCTTTTTCATACCATTCTTCTAATTTCTTAATCATGGCTCTCTTTTTTCTGCGTCTTTCTCTATCGGACAACCCCTTTGCACCCATATCTAGAGGAATTTCGTTCATTTTAGTAAACCCATCCCACGTTTTTGTATTTCCCATACTTTCCGAAGTTGCATGTCCTATATTGGAATCCGTGTTCGAAGAAGATCCAAACATATCACTAAATCCATCGACTCCAAACGAAGAGGTTGACGCCGATGCCGACGCCGATGCCGACTCTTTTGCGGGTTGATCCGAGGATGAAGACTTTGCAAAACCAAACATATCCGAAAATCCACTAAATATTTTTGAATCCGATGAAGAAGATGATTCTGCGGTCTTGTTTCCCGATAATTCATTGAGTTCATTTTCCAATTTATCCAATTCCCCTAAATCAATAGAAGACGATGAACTTGCTCTTTTTTTATCATTCATTAATAATTCAATTCCTCCGCCAAAATTAACGGAATTCGACGATGAAGAAGAAGGTTTTATATCATCATTAAATGAAATATTTATTGGTTCAAGATCACTTAATCCAATATCAATAATTTCCATATTATATTTGTGTTACACTATTTATTTTTAAGTTGTCCGCAATAGTTATTATATTTTTCGACTTCAAGTACCAAATCCCTTGTAAAAAAGAATCCGCTAAATCATCCTTTTTCGCATGTTTTCCAAAATCGACGACGCAATTCATTTTAGAATTTTGTTCGAGTATTTGTTGGCAATAATAAATCCCGTCTTTTTTATGTTTTTTGTAATTTGTCTGACAACGTTCCGATGTAGATTGTCCTATAGGACTTACATATTGAAGGGTATTAGTCGAGGTTTCGACAAGAGTATTGACCGGGTCTTTGACAAGAGTATTGACCGGGTCTTTGACAAGAGTATTGACCGGGTCTTTGACAAGAGTATTGACCGGGTCTTGTGTCGTTCCTTCGACCTTTGGAAACATCTTCAATTTATTAAAAGAAGAAATGAAATCAATCACTATAGGACAATTCTCATATTTCATGATAAAATATTGCGCCAGCATACCTTGTATGGTCTTCATTCGATTTGCAATCGGAGATATCTGATTTTCAATAATAATGTGCGTAATTTCTCGATTAGGATCAAACTTTAGCAAAATCGCAGAAAGTTGAAGATTGATTTCTCTTCCAATATCGATCAAATTCGCCGTTTTAGAACAAGACTTTTTACAAACAATCGGTTCTAAACAATCAGTCTTTACAAAATTCATGAAAAAATCGATCGTTTCTTTTTTGGATCGTTTTACTTTAGCAAATTCCGTATATTCAATAAATCGATTCATTGTTTTTGCTAAATCTCCGAAATCTTGACATTTTTGCAATTTACTTTTTGATATTTCCGAATTCGGTAGAGAATATTTAGACGTTTTTGCATGTTTTTCGCAAAAGTATTCTTGTCCTTTCTGATATTTGGCTACATGCATACATAACCTGGATTGCATTTGAGTTTTTTTCGTAATCTTCAATGCACAATTGCATCTATATTCTGGCGTTTTGTCACATAGAAGATTCATCACGCCCCAATCGACAATGGTCTTGCCCCCCTCTGCAAAAATGCAATATGCCATGTTTTTTATGCCAATATCGAAACTAATCACGCGCATTATACCGAATTATTGTGATGTTTTTATCTTTTTATCGTAAAATTGATTTACTAAATCCATATTGATAAAATCGTATCCACCGTGAAATGTCGGAAGAAATCGCTCAAACTACAACTATGAAAACACTGGCAGAAATGTCGAATCTCGAACTAAAAAGAATGTGCAAAACGCGCAAGATAAAAAAATACGGCAAACTAAAACGAGACGAACTCATCCAATTGATCGAAACATGGACGCCTCCAAAAGAAGTCGATGATGAATATACCGAGCAAGTATTGCGTAGCCGTATGCAATGGTACTATATGACTTATGATCACTATAAACAATACAATCTCCCTTTGCGGTGCATTAATTTTCCGGAAGATATCAGCGAAAATATGGTGAAATACATTATTCGGAATTTCGAGAACGATCCCTCTTGTAAATGGGCAAAATGCGTTGGCAAATCGGGGGACTTGGTATCTGCGAATTACCCCGATGAATATCCTATAGAAGTCAAAGGATTTACCTCGGATGGGCCATCTCAGTTTGGACCCAGTAAAAAATTCGGGGTCATCTATTTCATGGATGCGAGGAAATGGCGCGAAAATACCTATATTCTCTGGAAAGTGAATTTGACAAACGATTCGCCGGAAATCAAAAGCGTCATCATGAATAAAAAAAAAGGACAGACATTTGAAGATCAATGTGGAGAAGGACGCCGTCCCCACATTAATTGGGATTCTCTATATCCCCAAATAAAGGATCATTGCATGAAAATATATGAAGGTACATTCGAAGGTATATTCCATCAACCATAGACATAGGGTCCTATAAAGAATTCAAATTCATTGCATTTACAATACGATTTGCAATGAGTTCGACAACAGGTAAAGATACGGCATTTCCAGCCAATTTATATAAATTTGCATCCGATAATTTGGGAAATCGATAACTTTCGGGGAATCCCTGGAATCGAAAACATTCACGTGGAGTCAGTTTCCGGATACCCACGTCATCCAATACAAGAGGTACATTATGTCCACCTGAACCCATATTTGCCGTCAAAGTTGGACATTCCCCACTTTTATTCTCACGGACAATTGTCCGACGATACTGATATACAGTATCTTTTTTTACCACATTTGCCTGGATGAGATTCCATGTGACGGATTTATCCGAATAATAATATTTCGCGGGAATATCCGCGGGTTTGTCATATAGAGTCTGTATGGGGGCTTTTTCAACGGGGGCAAAATCGAGGGAAAATCGATCGAAAACCTCTTTCGATTTCATGCAGACAATATAAATACGTTCCCTGTGTTGTGGAATACCCGTAATCACCGAAGTATCCAATATTTTGTATTTAATGTGATAATTTCTATCGGACAAATGCCGGTGGATCGTTTCAAATGTCTTTTTATTGTCGTGGGTTGTCAGATTTTTCACGTTTTCTAGAATGACAAAGGACGGCGAGTGGTGATCAATAATGGCCAATATCTTCCAAAATACGTTCGAACGTTCATCATTGAATCCTTCGCGCTTTCCTGCGATGCTAAACGGTTGGCATGGGAATCCACCAGTTAAAATATCATGCGGTGGGATATTTTCCACGGGGATATCATTGAGATCGCCCAATGTGAGTGGATGGGAGAAATTCGCATCATAAATTGTTTTAGAGGATTCTTGCATATCATTTGCAAAGACACATTCTATTAATCCCGTTTTTTCGAATGCATGGGTAAATGCCCCCGTACCGGCAAACAAATCAATCATTTTCATAGAAGTCATATAGATGAATTTTATGAATCCTATTTATTTCATTTCAATTTTATATGAATCTTTTGCAAAAAACAAGCACATTTATTTTGATTTTATGGATCGCATCTTTTGCACATACCCCACAACATTGGATGTTTTATGGGATTCAGGGATTATGTCCCATACTCTATTTAACAAGTTACATGTTTTGGGGTAATCCGATAAAAAACGGAGATTGGCATATTGTGGATCGCACATTGGTCCGGGTGCTCTTCGCGCTCTCTGTCATATACACAATCTTCTATAATACTCCTGCACAGATGGACGTGTATATTCTTTTGATTGCCCTTTTTATCGTATCTGCATTAGGATCAAAATATTATTCCGAAATAGGATGGAGATCCCATGATCATATTCAGATGCACGCATTTTTGCATTATTATGCATTTTTATTAGGATTTTTTGTCGTTGCATAAGAATCGGTTTGTCTATTTATTTTATGAAGTTTACCAAGAGTGGAAGTGCGAATATTTAGCATGCGTTGATTCGAATTCTCTCGGATCAATCGCAATTGATTTTGTATATTATTCAAATAGTCATCTGGATCGATTGTGATTTTTGGTTTGCAACAAAAGTCGAAAAAGCACATATTATAGGATTTATATAATATGTATTGAAAGGATATTTATTTATCATATCTTCAATTTTTGGATTGATTATATTTTATCAATTCTTCTTGGGTAATGACGGGGGCAACCATACGCGATTCTAATTGCTCTCTTGTCAAATAGAGTTCTTTCTGATTCGATGTTTCGTATCCTTTTGGGCGCGTGGTTTCTTGATACGACGAATACAAATAAGGTGTATTGTATGGACCCGCACTATCTTGGAATCGTTTAAAATATCCACAATCATTTGCAGATTCGCGATAATTGTATTGGAGAATATCTTTTGAATTTTGTGTTAAATATCGTCTATATTCCCAATTTGATTTAATTCCTAATTCTCGCAAAAGGTGATTGTTCAAAACGGCTTCGGGTTGATACGAGGCTACAATGACACGACCATCTGCCATAATTGGCGGGAAACCGTCATATAGATTATTTGATGTATATCCATGATATGACATTTGCGATTGAGATTGCGATTGTGACATGTATAGTATCTAGATATACTTTTTTACGATTGAAGAACCAAAAGATCGATTAATTCCGATTTTTTCAATTTCTTGACATCCATGGATAATCCTTTTGATAATACAAGCGACTTCAATGCACTGACTTCCATCTTTTTGTATACATTAATATCTAGGTCTTGTCCTATAGATTCATTCTCTTCCAACAAAGGATTTTCTTCGTTTATAGGAATAGTTTCGATAAGATTTTCTATAGGACTCTCGTCTAGATCTACATGACTCTCGTCTAGATCTACATCATTCTCTACAACATGATTTACGTCTAAGTCATGCTCAACTACATCATGCTCATTTAAAGAAACATATTGAAGTTCAAAAGGAATATTGAGTGAATCATCAATTTCTGCTAAAACCTCGACATTCTCTGATTCCGTAACCACAATTCCGTCACTATCTTCCGAATCTTCATCCGATGAATAATCGCTATCTTCATCTTCTTCATTGTCCGATACGACTATTTTATTTGTGAAAAAAGCGGATTGTGGAACTTGTATATGAAATGGATTACGTAATGGAAATTGTTTTTCTTGCATCACGGATTTAGAGCAAATGACATGTAGTCGATTGACCTCTTTTGTAATATTTTCTACAATTGTATACATTGTATCAAATTTATTTTCTAAAACAGAAAGACGATCTTTAAAGTGATAAACCAGCATCATTATGAGAATAAAAGTTATTGCTAAACTAATAAAAAAGAACGTTTCGATAAAATTAAAAAATCCCATTTATTATTCATTTACAAAATATATTAAAAATCAAAACGCAAAAAAATCAAAAACTCATTTATAATATATAATATATTGAATGGAAAACGTCGAAAAAAAAGAAGCCTCAGCCGAACCTGCCCCAAGAGAAATCGACATGAAAAATGGACAATCTGTTTTGATTCTTGTATTAAGTGCCCTTTTATTTTTTTCCCTTTTAGGCGTAAATCTCCTAACCCTATCAGGCAATCTATTTCAATCCATGTTTGATGTAGTAAAACCCGTGACATCGAATGTCATGTCCGGTGTATCTTATTCTACCGGAAAAGTCATTGATAAATCGTCAGATATAGCCACAGATATAGGGAAAACATCCCTGGATATTGTGAATGGATCGTTTCATTCAGTCGGCGATCTTTTGATTAAAGCAGGGGAACCCGGATATAAAAAAGATTTAGATGATACCATCAACGAAGCCTCTAAAAATCAAAAACATGCAGAATATGACAATGACGGCAGTGCTATACAAAATCGCAAACAGAAAACACAGTGGTGTCTTGTCGGCGAATATCAAAATAAAAGGGGATGTGTAGAAGTCGGCGATCAAGACAAATGTCTTTCGGGACAAGTCTTTCCCTCTCAACAGATCTGTCTGAATCCAACACTATCTCAAAATGCGAAACCCTAGATAAAATCCGGCGTAAAATCATATAGAATAAACTATCTACATGATTTAACTAGCAAGCCATGTTTTACATCTATCTTGTCGAATTACAACCAAAACCGGGAATCCACAAACATTATTTCCTCCATGTCTCGATCGAAATGCAAGACCCCGAGATTTTGTCCTATACAGAATATCTATATGACTACCTTCGGTACTACCGTCCGATTGCAGTGATTGATCGCATCCCCATCGAAGATCCCATCGCAGATGTAGACTATATTGTCCTTCAATACATGGCGAAATACGGCATCGAATCCATTCGCGGGGGGTCATATACATCAATCTATATAAAACCGCAATATGCACAAATACAATGGATGATTGATGAGATTCGTTCGTGGATTCGTCCACAAGATCCTCTATATGACTATTTCCAAGAAAAATGGAGACGGGATCGCGCGGACGAAATTTTCCAGAATGAATTGCGCATCAATGATGATGCATCTAGAGCAAAAGACGAGGCAATGTATTATTTTTTAACCCACGATTCGATGGGAAATGAAATCTTCTGGCAAGATTATCTATATGACATAACGCCTGAATTCGTGAAAGATTCTCATCCCCATAATGAATCCATATTGAATGCCTTGAAGGAAAAATATACAGAGATTTGTCTAGAGGATTCGGATGACTATCGTGCAATGTTGTACACCATTATCAATCATATAGAACAATACGCATTTCATTTATCGACGCATATTTATGAGGATGAAATGGAAAATACCGGACCGATGGATTGTGGAATCGACGTCGTGGCATTGAATGAAATATCTTGAGTTACATTGCATACGACACCCGCAGATGCAGCATTAAAATATTCAGAATATTTGTCAGGGAGACGGACGCTGACTTTAAATGCGAGTTGGAAATCAAAGATATATCCGGCAATAGTAGGTAATTGTATATTTGCGATTTTTAATTGTCCTATAGAAGACGATGCAAAAAAGGTGGTATTTGTTGGTAAAATATTGAATGAGACATCACCCATGTAATATTGAAATGTATGTGTCGGTGAAATAGTGTATATGGTTGATCCATATAATGCAGATAATGTAATTCCTGTGATGTTCACTGTGACAGTTGATGCGGATGATCCAGAATATCCAGTCCATGCATATTTGACGGATCCGCCGACGTATATAGAAATGGGGAGTGACATGGAAAATGTCATGGTATCATTTATAGGATTTACGACATATAGACTTGCGAATGTTTTGGGACTAGTGTAATTTTCAAAATATGGACTTCCAGATACACTCACATATGTCGAAGAGACATTATTATATGATTGTGAATAATATACGGTAGGATTGGTGGGGTTCGGTATTGCATATGGATCTTTTTTTGAGGCCAACATGTAAATCGGTGTAGTACCATCATTATATAATTGAATAACTGGTCCCGGAACATTAGATGCAGAAGTTGGAGTGGGTACATTGACTTTATTATCGGGACAATTCAACGGAATGTATTGCGCGTTTGGATTGACGGGGATTCCATTGATGGTTGTAGTACCATCCGATTGCCGAATTTTCGTATAGGACTGTGTTTGGAATTTTCCGGAAACAACTTGTGCCCATCTCTGCGATTTTGTTAGACTGTTTGTTTGCCCGGGTTGTCGTATCGGATCATACCGTAGAATCTCGGCTTTACGGCGCATATTCAATTGAAATTGTTTGTATCCACTTAAATATGGATTGGGTGGATTATATCGTGTAGGTGGATTTTGTATTTGCAAGATTCGTTGATTTTGAATCAATGATTGACATGTCGGCGTTGTCATATAGTATATACTATGTGACAATAATGTAGCGGGTTTAATAACTATACCATTGGGAGGATAAATATTGCGGATTGGATGCTTTGGCTCCATTGGATGTCAAAGAACTTGGTGTCAAGTTGGGTCCTGCGGAAAAAATGGAATTGATTTGAATGGCAGATAGTGCGTAATTGAAATATTGTAAATTAGATAAATTGCCCGCGAATCCGCCATTGGTGCATACATTTACATTATTGCTATTTTGTTTGGGGACGCTTGTCAATTGTATACGTTGCGCAACAATTCCATTCATATACACGTCAATGAATGTATTTGTGCATCGGATGACTAAATGGAACCATTTATCGATCGGAATGTTTTTTATATCCATAATTTCTGATGTATTTGCAAAAGGTTGAGCGCTCGACACTGCTTTAGTTGCAGATGGATTTGAAGCAGGGGCTTGTACTGTATCGATGAGAATTTTTAATACATTTGTATTCAGAACTGATTCGGTACCATTATTTGATAAATCGCGGTATAAATATACACCCGGTCCATTATTTGGTTGATAAATTCCATAAGGGAAAACCTTGCTAGGTGTCCCATCTCCTTTCACAAAAACGGTCCGGTATTTTACAGCACCACCTCTTTCGCTACCTGAAACAGTATCATCCGTTGCGCTATTCAATGGATCTACAAAAAGCCAGACACTCCATGTGAATTCAATACCGGATGTAGCATTATTTGATCGTAAAACGGGGATCGACCCTTTTTTGGTAGGATCTTGAGTTATCGTGGCAGAAGTTGTTCCAGGTAATAATCCGTATACGAGATAAGGAGAACCAGAAGGTTGAGTAAAATAAGCAATTAATTGAATTCCTAAATACAATAATGCTAAAAATGCCAATAATACCAATATGAGAAATACAAATTTGGCAATTAGTCCATTCGAATCTAAAAAACTAGAATTTGCATTTACTACAGCACCCGATGAAAAATCATTTAATGAACTAGAAACAGATTCTTTTGCTCCATTCACTGTTTCTGTTAATGAATTTGTAATATTACTCAATTGATCGCTCATATTATATAATATATAATATAAAAATAACACATGTGAATCGATTTATACCGTAATCATGTTTTTTTGATTGACGTAACTGGTAGAACTAGCATCTTTAGTAGAATACCAGACATTAAAATGTGTAAAAGATGAATTGGAAACACCATTTCCTTCTGCATATATACTATATGCTGTTCCAGGATCAATTTGATAGGGTAAACGTAATAATCTGGTTATTTTTATATCTTGTCCTGATCCAAAATTTATCATTGCCGAGTTTGCAGTAGGCACTGAAATAGCGGTTTGAGCGCTCGAGTTAATCGCCACTGATTTTACTAAATTGCCGTCCATATATATATCAATAAAAGCAGTATCTACACTGACAATGACATTTGTCCATTTTTGCAATGGGAAATTGCTCGAAATTGTTATTTCACTTATCGGAGTAATTGTATTAGAGTTTGTAGTATAATCTGCAGAAGATTGATATCCTTTAATATGCATATTTAATTGTGCGCTATTTTTCAAAAAATAAAGAGAGAAAAATTCTTCTGTATTATCTTTGATATCAATATTTTTTATATGATGCGGTCCAGGTTGTTGTTCTTCAAAAGAAAAAAGTGTATATTTTGTATCTTTACTTCCGCTTGAATCCGCACCATAGTCGGTATTCATGTTATTCACATAGATCCATATAGAATACGTATATCGAATGGAACCTACATTTTTAATCTCAGTGGATTGAAAAGGTGTATTCTTCATTTTCAAATCATATACAGATGAAACTAAATATACATTTGATGTCAAATATAAAAATAAATAATAAAGCATTACTAAAACAATTACACCAACTAATATCATTATAAAAATTGTATAATCCATTAATATATAATATATAATAAAGTATTTCTACACTTTATCATATTCAACGCGGACTTGATATAGATCGAGGTGCTTTAAATACTAGAATGAAAGAGACAGGATATCTAGTCGGTGGGTCGGTATTGCTAAAGAGTTAATATATAGAATATGAATAACTAGAAGCATTACTCGGAATAACAGTCATCCCAAAATTATATTTCGCTAAACCCATAGAAGATGTTTCGTCAGATCCATTTCCTTGCATATAATAAGAATATGCATCATCTGGACTAACCGCTTTATTCCATGAAGTTAATTGTCCTAAATATAAATCCTGACCACTTCCTATCACCATGCCTGTACTACTATTCATTATACCTGTTGTAGACGGTGGAAAGAATGGATTACTAGTAGAAATAATTTTCGATGATAATAATCGCCCATTAATATAGAAATCAATATATGTTTTATTGATACTCACTACTACACATGTCCAATCTTGAAGAGGGATTTTTGCAATTGTAAAGACGGTATTAGATATAGTGCCATTTGGTGCTGTATATGTATTACTAGGGGTTGTTCCAGTATAACAAGAAAAATTCAATTCATTACTACTAGCAGTTAAATACACAGAAGCAAATGAATATAAGCCAGCAATATCTGTCAATGTAAAAATAGCACTACTTAAATTTGTACCCCCTTGAGCACTATTTGTTGAATTCAAATAAATCCATCCACCCATTGAAAAAGGGGTATTTCCGTATCCTATGATTTTGGATGCAGGTACTTTGGTTGCACTTGGTGTATTTTTCAAATACAAATTGGATGATACGGTTGCAGATGTCGCAGTAAACAATAAATAAATATAATAAATCAATAAAACAGAAATAACTCCTCCAATAATTGTGAAATAATTCATATATACTAAATCTATAAAAAAACAAATCACATGTACCTTGATGGTTTATAATGGAATAGGCGGATTTTGCATTGAAAGTAAATTATAATTTGTCACTATTTGACCCTGATCTAATGTGGTGGAATAATATACGACATTACATACAGACCCATATAAACCCATAAAACTAGTATTCGCCCCTTGATAAACAGGCGAATCGGACAATGACATATCTCCCATATATGTTACCGGATTCGAACCAATCACCATAATATCGCTATTATATTGAAAATGAATGGGATCTATTGATTTTACAGTTCTTTCTAAAGTACCATTGATAAAAATGTCCACCGTGTTTGCATTATAGTTAAAAACAAAATTATTCCATCGTTGCATGGGCAATCTCAACTCGAACCGCGATTGTTCGTCGTATGAACTATCCGTATTTGTATCAATCACGTAATAACTATCGGACAAATCAACATAATAGGCTAAACGTGGGTGATAAGATCCTCCAGAAAGATCCAAAAAAGGCGGTGCATTATTCGTTTTATCCAACATGTTCATATCCATCGACGAAGGTGTCCCATAGTAAAATATATTTGCACCATAAATTGAATTTTTACCCTTATCTTGCGCAGGAGTTTTACCAGTCATATTTGGTGCAATTCTAGATGTAGTAGGCGGATTTAGATAGCACCATAATGAGATGGTAAAATTTTTACGGACATTACCTTCATCGTTATACTTGTCATATACGTCATTTTTCAGACCTATGCTATTATACATCCAACTACCAGTGGAAATATCCGGATTTTCATCGGTATTTATAATTATTTTAACCAGCGATAAAGGCTGGATAACTGTCTCTGGAATCACCGTCGTTTTATTCAAAAATACGGGATCACCTTGTATGACTATACCATCCGTTTTCAACAAATTTTCAAAATAGGGGAGAATGTAAAAATAAATGAGTAAAACGGCGATTTCCATGATGAAAAGAATAAACACGATTTGCGAAGTGGATTTATAGTCATCTATTAAATATTGAATTGCATCACTCACAAGACAAGGAATATAGAAAATGAGATTCACGATAAATCCGGTGAGTCCGGGTTGTTTTTGCAGATTATTGATGGCTACATTATAGATAATTGCCAAGGCTAAAATGGTAATGATGAGAACAAATACGTAATATAGATATCCTGCAAACATTACATTCAGTATTTTTGAATTGTATCCAATATATATCAATGCAATTGCAAAAAGTGCACCTACAACATATAGTATTGTCATTGTTTCCATGGTATCATTTATAAGGAAAAAAATGGCACCGATAGGTATTAATAATAGAAATATATAAATATATGAAGTTTGAAATATAGCGGTTGGATCGTTTGATGCTAAATACAAGACATAAAAAAATATACACATGGATACAGCAACGATCCCATATTTGAAAATCCCCGTTGGTAAATTATTACGTATATTTCCAAATGTATCTTTCATAGAAAACATCTCTTTTATAATCTATAAATCGATTATAAATTCTCCATTGCTGTTTTTTTGCCATGGCATTCTCTGCATAATGCTAGTAGATTGTCCACGTGATTACTACCTCCATATTCCAATCGGATCTTGTGATCCACTTCAAACCATGCATTCAATTGTTCTTGGCAATCGCCACAACGCCAGCCTTGTCGTGCGGCAACAAATTTCTTTTTCGTTTCACTCACGGATCGTTTCGTAGCATTTTTCCCCGAAGATGTGATTTTCCTTTCATATTGAGTTGTATTCATGGGTAATATAGGTTGTTCTCCACCGCCATACATTGATCTGGTTTCTGACCCCGTGTAATCTTGTTTCGTCGTAAAATCGAGAATGGGGCTAATGATGTTTGTGGTTCCTTTATCAATCGGCAGATATTTAATGTATTCATTCGACGCCAAAATGATTTGGTTTGCATTCGCCGGATTCTTTTTAACAAGCCAGTATATGACCAATCCGCCAAAAGCGATTCCCGCCATTTGCCAGTATTTTTTCCAAGAGAGTACTAATTTCAGATATTTGCCTTCTGTATATAAATTCGCCATTAATAGCGCAGTAATTCCGAAAATGATGATTTCTATACGCATCGAATAGTATATTATGATATAGCGAGATTTTCTTTTACTACTCGCTATACATGAGAATCACAAGAAAACAAAGAAACAGGAATGTCATATAGATGTAATAACGCTGGACTTTTATCTTGTCCGAAAGATAAACGGGTTTGGGTCGATATTCTGCGAAATAGTTTTCGAGGGCTTCACTATAGGATATTTCGTCTTTTCCGATAGAGACATTTATTTTATTGTGTATAAAATGCACCCATTTTGTGAAAGATTCGCGACTATCTAAATAGGGGGATACTGGATACCGATCGAGCATTTCACTAAACTTATCGCCCATTTCATCGACTGGTATGAAAAGGGGGAAATTCTGGATGAAATCATAGTATTTCCGTTTTGTGACGGAATTCGGATAATTGGGATATGTCAATGCAATCGTCATTAAAAAGAACCAATAATGCGGACCCCATGTATTCGCTTCAAACATGAAACTATATAAAAACGGTGGAATATATTATGATAGATTCAATCGCGCAAACTCATGAAAAAAATGCAAAATCATATAAAAGACAAGGAGTATTGCAATAATTGCGGGAAATATGGACATACTTATTATCAATGTAAAACGCCAATCACGAGTATCGGGATCGTAGTCTATCGCTACACGAATGAAAAAATCGAGTATTTAATGATTCGCCGAAAAGATACTTTAGGGTTTATGGATTTTATGCGAGGAAAGTATTCCATTTATAATAAGGAATACATTCTGAATTTATTGAAAGAAATGACGATCGCGGAAAAAGAGAAATTGAAAACACGAGATTTCAAAACACTTTGGAATGAACTCTGGAATAAAACCGTAGAATTGTCCTATAAGACAGAAGAAGAGATATCCATGGAGAAATTCAATACATTGAAAAGCGGGGTTTTATTGCAGAGTGATACAACAATCAATCATATAGAATGGCAATCCAATACATCGAGAACATATTCATTGGATTCGCTCATTGATGAAAGTAACAATTCCCACGATTTATGGTTAGAACCCGAATGGGGGTTTCCGAAAGGTCGGCGAAATATTCAAGAAAACGATTTTGATTGTGCTTTACGTGAATGTAAAGAAGAAACGGGATATGATACAAAACAGTTTCAATTGATTGAGAATATATGCCCATTTGAAGAGATTTTTATAGGATCCAATTATAAATTTTATCGCCATAAATATTATTTGATGTATATGTCAAATATGCAAACTATTGAATACAAATACGATGAATTCGAGATAAGTAAAATCGAGTGGAAAACGTTTGAAGATTGTATGGGTTCAATACGAAATTATAATTTAGAAAAGAAACGCATGTTGCAAAACATTCACGAAATGTTATCTTGTTACATGAATCCTATGTGCGCATGATTGTCTGGTTTATTCTATTTTTCTAAATATAATATCCCCGTTTAATATAAATGAATAATGATGGTACAAAAAGAAAACCAAATTGTCCAAAAGGGTTTCGCAGAGATAAAAATGGTGAATGTATAAAAATAGCGAATAAAACAAAAAAAAAATCCGTGTCGATTCAAATGGCGACTCCTGTAGCGACTCTTTACAAAAGTCCTACGCCGTTTTTTCATCGAAGTCCTTTACCTGTTCCTTATCAGACTCCTTTTTATCAGACTCCTTTACTAACATCTGATAGTACATCTGATAGTAAATCTGATAGTAAATCTGATAATCAGGGTATAACAAGTATTGTATTAAAAAATGGGAAACGGATCTGTCCCAAGGGTACACGAAGAAATAAAAAAACCAAAAAATGCGAATCTACAAAAAAAGCATTTTCTCAAAAAACTCTTATTCCAAGTCCTATAGAAAGTCTTGATTCGAGTTCGACTACAAGTACAAGTATAAGTCCTATAGAAAGTCTTGATTCGAATTCGACTACAAGTACAAGTATAAGTCCTATAGAAGGTCTTGATTCGAGTTCGACTACGAGTACAAGTATAAGTCCTATAGAAAGTCTTGATTCGAGTTCTATAGAGACTCTTACTCCAACTCTTATAAAAACCACATCTGTTACTCCTAGTTCAAGTTCAAGCCCTAGTTCTAGTTCAAGTTCAAGTTCAAGTTCAAGTTCTAGTTCAAGTTCAAGTTCAAGTTCAAGCCCTAGTTCTAGTTCTAGTTCTAGTTCTAGTTCTAGTTCTAGTTCTAGTTCTAGTTCTAGTTCTAGTTCTAGTTCTAGTTCTAGTTCAAGCCCTAGTTCTAGTCCTGAATCAAGTCCTGGTTCTATAGAAACACTTACTCCAATTCCTATAAATACTACAATTGCAAATGTTATTGCTAATGAAAGTCCTATAGTAAATCTTACTTCAAATTCTATAAAAAGTATTGTATTAAAAAATGGAAAACGGATTTGTCCCAAGGGTTCACGAAGAAATAAAAAAACCAAGAAATGTGAACCTACAAAACAAAGATCTCAAATATTGCCTTTACAAATACCTGATACTTCAATATATGTAAATAGTGTCAAATCTTTGTCTCCAGAATCATCCGCAGAATCATCGACAGAATCATCGGCAGAATCATCCCCAGAATCATCCGCAGAGCCATCGGCAGAATCATCGACAGAATCATCGGCAGAATCATCCCCAGAATCATCCGCAGAATCATCCGCAGAATCATCCGCAGAATCATCCGCAGAGCCATCCGCAGAATCATCCCTGGAATCATCGACAGAATCATCCGCAGAATCATCGGCAGAGCCATCGGCAGAGCCATCGGCAGAGCCATCGGCAGAGCCATCCCCACAAGAGGATCTATATGACGAAACAAAAAGTTCAATGGAAAGAGAAAAACAAGAATATGAAGAAAGTAAAACCGAAACAAACAACGAACTATATCCAACCATCAACGACGCCAATTTTGCAAATAAAATCGCGAATCGAAAAGAATTCGCAGATACAAAATATGTGGGTGATATTCATCCAATAGAACAACAATCCAATCTATTATGCAACGCCGAATTTGAACTCATGCCTCATCAAATATTCGTCAAGAATTTCCTATCTTACCAAACACCCTATAACAGTCTACTATTATACCACGGTCTAGGATCAGGAAAAACATGTAGTGCAATCGGTATCGCTGAAGAAATGCGGAATTATATGAAACAGATGGGAATTATAAAACGGATTATTGTGGTGGCATCCCCGAATGTCCAAGGCAATTTCCGCACACAATTATTCGACGAAGATAAATTGCGGTTTGCAGATGGCGAGTTCAACTTGCGGTCATGTATCGGCAATAGTCTGATAGATGAAATTAATCCCACACATTTGAAAGGACTCTCGCGTGAAAAAGTCATTACTCAAATCCGCACAATTATCAATACTTATTACGATTTTATGGGATATACCGAATTTGCCAACTATGTTACAAAACATATACAAGTCCCCGTAGATGCCGGATTCAGCGAAGGAGAACGCAAAGTCACGGAATTGCGTAAAATAAGACAGCATTTCGATCATCGCTTAGTCATCGTGGACGAAGTCCAGAATATCCATCCCGCAGAAGACAATCGGACAAAACGAACCGCTGGACTCTTGCAACACGTGGCGAAAAATGCGCGAAATATGCGTCTCCTTCTCCTGTCTGCCACCCCCATGTATAATAGTTATAAAGAAATCGTCTGGCTCACCAATCTCCTCAATGCGAATGACAAACGCGAACCCATCAAAATAGAAGACGTATTTGAAAAAGACGGGAAATACAAAGAATCGCGAACGGCGAAAGATGGCACTCCTCTAGAAAGCGGAAAAGAATTATTATACCGAAAACTCACGGGGTATATATCCTATGTCCGCGGTGAAAATCCATACACATTTCCATATCGAATATACCCCAATGTATTCTCCCCAGAAAATACGATTTCCACAATCCAATATCCCAAACTGCAAATGAATAAAGCACCCATCGCCGAACCCATTCAACATATTCCAATCTATATGACAAGAATCGGAGATTATCAATCGCGTGCATACGCCTCCATGATGCGGAATATGATGGAAAAAGGGAGCACGACGAATATGCCCGCTTTCGAAGATCTGGATTCGTTCGGTTATACCCTCTTGGTTGGTCCTATAGAATCACTCAATATGGTTTATCCATCCCCGAAATTAGAAGAACTCATGGATCAATTCGAAACGGTAGACAATAAAGACGCCGTCATATCCGCTTCGATCGGGAAAACGGGGCTTTCCAATATAGTTACCTATAAGACAGTGACGGAACCAAACCCATTGCGATATGGATTTCAATACAAAAAGACGGTAGAAGCGCAATATGGGCGGATTTTCTCTTTTGGTGAAATCCGGAAATATAGTCATAAAATTGCGGAAATATGCGATTGTATTAAACGGTCGCGGGGTATCGTCCTTATTTATTCGCAATACATTGACGGTGGTATTATTCCTATGGCACTTGCATTGGAAGAAATGGGATTTGCGCGTTATGGCAGTGCGGGATATACCCGGAATTTATTCGATACCCCACCCCCCATTGGTCCTATAGATTCACTTACAATGAAAACGCGGGCGGAGATCGATCGGGATGGGGGGCAGGCTCCTTTCCGCCAAGCGCGGTATGTCATGATTACGGGGGATAAAGATTTCTCGCCCAATAATACGGCGGATGTCAAATACGCGTCATCTAGGGAAAATGCCCACGGCGAATTTGTGAAAGTCATTCTGATTTCGAAAGCGGCAGCAGAAGGTCTCGATTTCAAATGTATTCGCCAGGTCCACATCATGGACCCATGGTATAATATGAGTCGTATAGAACAGATTATAGGACGCAGTGTGCGCAATCTGAGTCACTGTGCACTCCCATTTAAAGACCGTAATGTGGAGATCTATATGCATGGTACGTTACTCGATTCCGCTGAAGAATCCGCGGATTTATATGTATATCGCGTGGCGGAGAAAAAGGCGAAAAAGATAGGTGCCGTCACACGCGTTTTAAAAGAGATCGCAGTGGATTGTCATCTTAATATTGCGCAGACGAATTTTACGGAGGAAAAGTTGCGCGAGATTCCAGAGAATCGAGATGTCGAACTCCGACTTTCGAGCGGGAAATCTGTGAATTATCGTGTGGGAGATAAACCCCATACGGATCTATGTGACTATATGGATGATTGTGCATTCACGTGTTCTACGGAGGCTCCTTCAAGCGCCGAAGGCGCAATCGTGGAAACATACAATACGGGGTTCATGCAGAACAACGTCACGGCAATCGAAAAACGCATTCGCGAATTATTCAAAGAACGCATTCTCTATAAAAAAGACCATTTTATAAAAGCCATCAATATTCGCACGAAATACCCCCTCGAACATATTTACTATGTGATTACCCGCATCAAAGATATTGTGGATCCATATGGACGCATAGGGATGCTGATTAATAAAGGGGATTATTATGCATTCCAGCCCGCAGAATTGATGGATGAAACGATTTCGACATACGAGCGAACGGTTCCGATTGATTATAAACGCGAATCTCTCGTTATAGACGTTCCAAAGACATTCGAATTCCATGAAAATAAGGGAGATCAAACCGTCGAAACCAAAGAAGAGAAAACGTATGAATCCGTCATGAATAAAATAAAAGAGGATCTCGCCTATTTGCACAATACGTCTTTGAAAATCATGTCTACCGAAGAGAATTGGTTTAAACAGGCGCAATTTGTTGTAAATATATTGGTGGAAAATCATGGTTTTACAGTGGATCAAATCAATCATTATGCAATTGAACATGCGTTAGATTGTCTCTCTTTGGAAGAACGCATGATGTTATTATCCCGGGTTTATAAAACCGTTGTTACTCCCATGGACAAAATCATGAAGGATTATTTCGATAAACGAATAGTCATATACAGAAATAAAACGGGAATCTTATTGTCCAATGTCGATAAAAATGTCATATATGTCCAATCGAAAGAAGATCCCGAAAAATGGACCGAAGCAGAATCCGAAGATTATTTGCGATTTAGTGAAAAAATGGAGGAATTCGTCGTGAAACGGGTCGAAATCCGGCAAATATTTGGATTCATGCATGCGTTTAAAGGGAAGAAAATGGTGTTTAAAGTGAAGGATCTTTCACAAAAGCGGAATAACAATGGCGTGAAATGCATTTTCATGAATATGATTGATGTCATTAAAATCGTTCATGATTTGTCACATAGAAATGATTTGTATAATGTGGAAAAGACGGCGATTAAAAAACCGGGGTTTGCGGTCATTTTAGAAATGTTGATGCGTCGCGATGAGGAGGAAAAGCATGCGTTTTTTGGACCCGAACTCGCGATCCTGAATCGTGTGGATAAGATTTAACGGATTATTTACTACAAAGACAATATAGACGAGTTTTAGATATAATTATTCTATATGACAATGATAAGGGTTATATGTTAGAGTCAAATAAAATATAGATATATTCTATATGACAAAAACGGCGAAAAATATTACGTTGAAAACATTCAAAGAATTGAAAAACCGTCCTACTCCTTCACATCGAGGAACAACTTATGTAATTGAAAATGTCGATCTACCTGGTACTAAAAATGATGGAAAAATATACAAGAAATATGTGCGAGGAAAATTAGTGAAACAAGTTTTTGTTACAAATGCGCAACATAAGACATTATTGAAAAAGGCAGTTGTAAAAGCAAAACGAACCCTAAAAAATAAAACAGGTGGACTAGGAGAGAATAATGAAAAAATTGTTTACATACAAGGACCACCTCCACAAGGAGATCAAAATCAAAGAGTCACCGTAGTTGATGGGGTAAAATTAGGATTTGGTGCACAGATTGGCGCACAAGTTGCAAGTGGTTTAATAAATTTAGTATTTGGGAATTAATTAAATTGAAAAATTGATATAAAAAATACCGACGATTAATATATTAGTATAATGGAAAAAATGATGAAACAAGACGAAACCAAAAAAGAAAAGGTATATGGTGTATATATTCCTTCTTTTATAACAAGGAAAGTATTCTTATCGATCAATGATATTGGCAAGAATATCAAACAGAATTTAGAAAGAGTGATTTCGGCAGATGTTGAAGGACGGTGTATCGTCGAAGGATATGTAAAACCGAAATCCATCAATATTACGAGTTTTTCATCGGGAAAGGTAAATGGGAATTTAGTCGAATATCACGCAACTTTTGAATGTATGATTTGCAATCCAGTAGAAGGAATGGTCGTATATGCCATTGTGAAAACCATTACCAAGGCGGGAATTCATGCCAAAGTCGTTGACGATGATGAAAATGAACCCATTACGGTTTTCATTGCCCGGGATCATCATATAAATAATACTCTATTTGACGAGGTTTTAGAAAATGCAAAAATCAAAGTAAATATTATTGGAAATAGGTTCGAATTGAACGATACTAGCATTTGTACTATAGGATATTTGAAGGAATAATCCTACGGTAAATAAGATATCCTACGGTAAATAAGATATCCTACGGTAAATAAGATATCCTACGGTAAATAAGATATCCTACGGTAAATAAGATATCCTACGGTAAATAACATAGAATCGTATGTTATAAAGATAATATACGATGCAACTCAATTTATTAGAAGAAATCAAAACTACTATTGAAAAAATGAACAAGATTCATCATATAGAAATATTGAAAATTATCAAGAAAAATCCAGTCGTCATTATTAATGAGAATAAAAGTGGCGTTTATATCAATTTAACAGTTCTTCCGGAATCCACCCTTACCGAAATGCAAAATTATATACATTATATAAACGACCAAGAAAACGTATTGATTCCGATAGAATCACAAAAAGATTTCCTGAAAAATACTTTTTTCGTCAATGATGATTTGGAAGATGAAGAAAATCAATCTGAAAAAAGGATTAGAGAATACAACGTATCTATATATAGTTATTAATCATTTATGCAAACATATCCGACATTTCATTTAGGTCAAAGCAGTCCATGGTTAAATGAAATACTTTTCGGCATTTGTCCTATAGAAAATATAAATGAATTGTCTGCATATTACCTTACGAAAGAACGCAGTGAAACGATCTCTCTCGAGATATCAAAAAAGAATATTATAGACACTATACCAAAGAATCCTATAAAAGTAATCGTACAAGATCCGGACCCAAGCACCCCTTCTATTAAACCTATATTACCAGTTGCTCCCGAATCTACAAAGACGCCAATCACAGAACCCAAGAAAGGCATGGATACTAAAGTTGAGTGGTATGGACCGAATCAGCAAGACGCTCTTTTTTGGTGCATTTTCGTTTTTCAATACGGAATCGGAGAATATATACAAATCCAAAAATACGCAAATCGCAGATTAGAAGAAAACAAGAATATAGGGGATGTTTTCAAAAAGAATCCCAAAAAAATGAAAACGGGCAATCATCCAGTGACGAATGGTCTCATACAAGAAGTCATATCGGATTGCTTTACCACAAAAGATACCACGAGTCCTATACAGTTGATTGCAATGGCGATTTATTACAATATCCGTATCATTTTGATGAAGGCAGACGGCAAGAGTTATCTAGAATTCCATGCCGAAAATTACGAAAAAACATGTGTTGTATACGAATACATCAAACCCAATAAACGTATGTCCTATAGGATAAATATGACGGATCCTCATATGGGGGAAACCGTATGTGCCATTTTTGACGGATTATATAAATGGAACACATGGAATCAACCCTTGCGCGGACAGAGTGCATACAAATTGCCCGAATTGGCAGACATTGCAAAATGTCTCAAGATAGATCCTATAGGACTCAAGAAGGGCGATTTGTATCAAAGAATCGTGGAAAGTTTCCAAGAGACGAGGTAATAAAATTGATTCTACAAGAATAAACAATATATAATTATACTATATATTGCTTATATGACGGAACAAAAGAATCAACGTAAAACGGATATAGATAAAATGGAAAACGAAGAAGACGAAATCAAAATAACGACGATTGATGCGCATAATGAAATCGAAGAAAAACGGGCAAATGATGCGACGAAAGATTCGAAAGCCGTTCTCGAAAAAATAATCGGACATTATTTAGATGGAAACCCCGTATTCAGACCTGACGGAAAAACGAATGAGATCGAAATCCGGTTTGGTACAAATACTCGGGAAAGTCGTCCTCTATCCAAAATCGACTACGACAATGTAGTGAAAGAACTGCGATCAAATGGATTTCGCACGGAGAACGAATCTGGCACAGATATTCTGCGAATTACCCCGGAATATTCCGATCCAAAATCAGGAGAAGTTAAACGGTCGAATATGCGCGCAGAAGTCATCGGCATTGATCTTATACAGGAATATTGCCGGACGAACGATATCGCGAAAATCCTCAATATGCCTGCCAACCGTCAGAATAAATTGAGTTTTACCCAAAAAACATCGCCACAATATAAAACGGGGGAATACGTTAAACCCGCCGATTTCCATGACCACAATTTCCGCATCGATTTCAAACTAGAAAAAGTCTTTATAGGACAAACCAAACAAACTGCGGATACGATCCAAAATTGGCAGAATTCGAAAAAAACCTTCCGATGCATGAACCGCGTGAAATTCGAACATCCGGATATGCCCTTTATCGTGGATCTCAGTATCATTAAAACATCGAAACGCAAAGGATCTTTTTATTTCTCGGAATATACCATCCAAGACGCGGATGTATTCAACAATCTCCCCACGTATGAAATCGAAGTCGAATTCGACAACAAACGATTCGGTCCGGGCACCCCATATAGCACCGTAGAAGACGTCATAAAAGTCGTCCATCATGCAACGCGAATCATCTTGGGCGGTATCCAACGCACAAGTTATCCTATAAGATTCAGCGAACGAAATTCTACACTACAGTCCTATATGGCAATTCTACACGGAGATAAATACGAACCCCGGAGGGTCAATCATTCGGATTTCATCGGTCCGCAATCCAATACGCTCCAATTAGAAAATATCGGCGAACCAGTAGATGGCATCGTCAATATTCGCGAGAATTACACAGTCACAGATAAAGCGGATGGGGATCGTAGATTGCTTTTCATCAACAAAAAAGGCCGGATCTATCTCATTGACATGACCATGAATGTCATTTTCACGGGATCCACCACCACAGAAAAGAGCATTTTTAATACAATTATAGATGGGGAACATATAAGACAGAATAAAGAAAAACAGGGCATCAATCTCTTTGCATGTTTCGACATTTATTATGTCAATGGAAAAAGTGTGAGGGAGAAAGGGTTCATCACGACTGTATCTGAAGATATGGAGACAAACTTTCGACTCCCTATTTTAAATGCCGTCGTATCCCGCATGAAACCGAGATCTATTATCCCCGAGAATAATGCCGTTTGGCGCGAAGACCCGAAAATTCCGGGGATATGGATGGAATTGAAAACGGGGAAAATATCGAAAACACGTCCTATAGTAAATCCCAATTGCCGACTCCGCGTCCAATGCAAGACATTCTATATGACCAGTGATGATGTCACTATTTTCCAGGGATGTTCGACCATCCTCTCGAAAGTCCGTGATGGGACATTCGAATATGAGACGGATGGGCTCATTTTCACACCATCCAATACGGGGGTGGGTTCGACCAAAGTGGGAGAAGCATCCCGATTATCGAAAGGGGTATGGGATCTCTCTTTCAAATGGAAACCCGCCGAATTCAATACAGTGGATTTCTTGGTATCTTGTGTCAAAGATAAAACGGGCAAAGACGAGATCCACAATGTGTTTGAAACGAACGATATCTCGCAATATAAAGTCATACGGCTTATGTGCGGATTCGACGAGAAAAAACACGGATTCATCAATCCGTTCAATGATCTCATTCACGATAAAATGCCGGATCCAAAAGACGTGGATAATGAAGATACTTACCACCCCGCCCCGTTTTATCCGTCGAATCCATATGATCCCAATACACACCTTTGTAATATACGATTGATTTCCAATACAGAAGAATCTTATATGACTACTGAATCGGGGGAATATTTCGATGAAAATATGATTGTGGAATTTCGCTATGACAAAGGGGGCAATCCCGGGTGGCAATGGATCCCTATCCGAGTCCGATATGATAAAACCGCGGAATTATTACGTGGAATGAAGAATTACGGGAATGCCTACCATGTGGCGAATAACAATTGGAAATCGATCCATCACGAGATTACGGGCGAAATGATTGAAACGGGGGAAAATATACCCATGGTCGAAGATGATGTATATTACAACCGCAATCAGAATATGGAATCTACAACGGAAGCCATGCGAAATTTCCATAATTTATACGTGAAAAGCAAACTCATACAATCCGTATCGAACCCCGCAGATATTCTCATTGATTATTCCGTGGGAAAAGCAGGAGATCTTTCGAAATGGATATACAGCAATCTCTCTTTTGTTTTTGGAGTCGATATTTCGCGTGATAATATAGAACATCCCGTGGATGGGGCATGTGCGCGATATTTGAAAGCCCGGAAAACGAGAAAACGCATTCCCGGTGCGCTTTTCATTAAAGGAAATAGTTCGCTCAATATACGAGATGGATCGGCATTCACGGGGGATAAAGATAGCAAAGAAAAAGTGATTGCCCGTGCAGTATTTGGAACGGGTCCGAAAGACGTCGGGATCTTAGGAAAGGGCGTATATGACAAATACGGAATCGGAGAACAAGGATTTCACGTGAGTTCGTGCCAATTTGCCATGCATTATTTCTTTGAAAATCATCGTACTTTACACGGGTTTCTCCGTAATCTTGCGGAATGCACACGTTTACAAGGGTATTTCGTAGGAACATGTTATGACGGAAAGACGATATTCAATTTGCTTTCGAAAAAAGAGGAAAATGAAAGTGTCGTCATTACACAACGAAAGATGCAGGGCAAACCCCGTATTTGCGAAATCCAAAAAATGTACCGAGAAAAAGGGTTTCCCGATGATGCATCTTCTGTGGGTTATCCTATAAGTGTATATCAAGAAACGATTAATAAGCCGTTTCGCGAATATCTCGTCAATTTCAAATATTTCACGGAACTCATGGAGCATTATGGGTTTGTCCTTGTTACACGCAATGAAGCGAAACAGATGGGACTTCCGAATGGAACGGGATTATTCGGGGAATTATTTGATCAAATGGAAAAGGAAATTGAAGAAAATCCACGATCGAAATCATTTTACAAAAAGTCAATCTATATGACAGATGACGAAAAAAGTCTCTCCTTTATGAATCGATATTTTGTATTCCGGAAAATGCGCAATGTAAATGCGGGAAAAGTATCCAAACTTTTGTTACAGTCATATAGTGAATTAGAGGGGGATGATTACGACGAAGAAATGAAAGGGGCAATCGCCAAAATCCAGCGGGAATCTCCTGCCGTGAAAAAGCGTATCCGTAAATTGAAGAATGTGAAAATGATTTTGACCGAGAAAAAAGACGACGCGATAGTTGAAAATCTGGAACTTGATATTCCTGTCACGAAATCCGAAGCCGAAGCCGAAAATCCTATAGAAGATCTTCTATTGGACAATGAACCCGAAAATCCTATAGAAGATCTTGTATTGGATAATGAACCCGAAAATCCTATAGAAGATCTTGTATTGGATAATGAACCCGGAAATCCTATAGAAGATCTTGTATTGGACAATGAACCCGAAAATCCTATAGAAGATCTTGTATTGGATAATCAAAAAGCGCCGAAAAAATCAAAGGTACCAAAGGAACCAAAGGTACCAAAGGAGCCAAAGGTTAAAGAGCCAAAAGAGCCAAAGGTTAAAGAGCCAAAGGTACCAAAAGAACCAAAGGTACCAAAGGTTAAAGAACCAAAGGAGCCAAAGGTACCAAAGGTACCAAAAGAACCAAAGGTACCAAAGGTTAAAGAGCCAAAGGTAAAAGTACCGAAGGAGCCAAAGGTTAAGGAGCCGAAAGAAAAAACCATCAAGGATAAAATGAATAAAATAAAAAAACCCAAATCACCTCAAGATCCCGAACAATTATAGAACATTGAAATCATATAAAAATTCGTATATAGAATAAATAGAATGTCTTTTTTATTGCCAAAAATAAATCAAAATTTATATAAAAAAATCGATTGTATTTCAAATGAAAATAATTCCGTAGTAATATCGGAATCTATTTCACGATATCTATCAGACATAAAAAGTAGAATTACACCCCAAGAAAAAGCATGGGACATTTATAAAAAATATACAAATCCATACGAATACATTCATTCTATCGTACCTCATAAGAAAACGAGTGTTTCGAAATACAAGCCTCTTTCCCGATCTTTTTTTAAAATGATTGAAATTATTCATGCATTCCGACATATTATTCTTGAAACGCCTATGCAATCGTTTCATTTGGCGGAAGGTCCAGGTGGATTCATCGAGGCGTTTGTGTCCTATAGAAATTCTCGAGAGGATCAGGTCATTGGAATGACCTTGCTCGATGATAAAAACGACAATAACATCCCCGCATGGAAAAAATCGCAATATTTTCTCAAGGAGAATCCCCATGTTTTCGTTGAAACAGGTCAAGATAAAACGGGCAACATTCTTTCTTTGGAAAATTTCGCATATTGTGCGGAAAAATACGCATCTTCTATGGATTTTATCACGGCGGATGGGGGATTCGATTTTTCCATCGATTTCAATAGTCAAGAAACCGCAATTGTCCGTCTCTTATTTGCGCAGATTGCGTTTGCTCTATGTATGCAAAAGAAGGGCGGATCATTTGTCATCAAATTGTTTGATTCATTCATGCAACATACGATTGATCTCATTGCGATTTTATCGAGTTTTTATGACCATGTATACATGTTTAAACCACAGACGAGTCGATATGCAAATTCGGAAAAATATCTCATTTGCACAGGGTTTGTCCATTCTTCCAATACCCCGTTTTATTCAATCCTATATGACACATTTGCAAAAATGCTGAAAGAGGAAATACCTGTACGGTTTTTATCGATAGATATCCCCCATTATTTTATACAAAAGATTGAGGAATATAATTTGATTTTTGGGCAAAATCAAATACAAAATATACATTATACATTATCACTCATAGATAGCAAACATAAACAAGACAGCATTGATCGAATGATAAAGGCGAATATTCAAAAATCGACCAATTGGTGTTTGAAACATAATATTCCGTTTTATTCGCATAATCATAATAATATTTTTTTGCAGGGATCGTTATAAAGTCCCGCGTGTCTATGTCATATAGAATATTTGTATATGACATACTATAGTTGAATCGTACGGAGCGATTTATGGCATTTTTGTCCATCTTGGACACATCGCAATTCGCCCGTAGTAGTGAATTTAGGCGTTTTTGTAAGAGGGTATCCCAATTGATCTTTGATGGTATATGGGTTTTCGCTCACTCCATATGCCATTGCATTTGCTACATTATTTCCTAATGCTGTTCGGAATCTTGCACCAACATTTGTAATTGTATTGTATTTATCGCGCAATGTTCTTTCACTCGACGATACTGCGCCTTGTTGTGCAAATTGTTTATTATTTGGCTTGTAATATACGGGTAAATATTGCGATGTAATAATGACAGGTGAATTTGATTGTATCTCGGGATTGGGACTATATGTTGCCGGTGTAAATCCGATGATTTTTCCGAATCCTGATGGAATAATCAATGATGGTATGAAACTCTTGCCTGGCACAGAATTTATTTCAGTTGCAATATCTGAACCAACTGGAATGTTTCCACCAAGTGTCACTAATCCTCCATCATAATAGATGGAGTTTGTATATGTATTCAAATTGAAACATTGGAGTAATACTTTATTCTTTATGTTGTCAAATGCAAAATTAAATAGAAAATTAGGTCCATATCCAGGAATGGATAAAATGTATGTTTTATTTTGTGACATTTGAACTTTTATCATTGCATTCAAGGATTCGATCGTATAAACACCATCTGGAATGGTAAGAGTGAATGTATATGACCCATCTGCATTTGGTGTATTTGAAATCGCATTTCTAGAAGTATTTGTAAACCATGTATATTGGAATGTATTGTTTCCATTCGCCCTGCTAATCGTGGGATTATAACAATGTGTAATATCGCCCGTTGAATATAGGTTTGTCTTGTAGAGATTTCCGTTTGGTAATAATGACGGATTACCCTGTCTTGTATAATTGTATTGATTTTGCGAGAAACTTTTATTGCGTGCATTCAAATATTGATTTGTTCCTGTACAATAAGTATCATTGTTTTTATTCGCATTGTATTTGCGGGGAATCATTCCTGCACTGCGAACCCTGCGTTTTGCATTTTGTGATGGACTCGTTATACAATTCGTTGTGCATTCATTCGGATGTTGTGTTTTATTATTTTCGTAATTGATATCTAAAGTATTCACTAAACCATTGATATTGTTATTATTATAGGATCGAATAATAGAAGAACCGGGCATATCATTCATTGTAATAGAAGCCGATGTTCTCGGATTACATTTGAGTGATTCTGATTGTTTTATATTTAATTCTCGGCGATAGATTTTTAGAGGAAGAGCCTTTAGCAATTGTTTGGGAGCAAGTGAAGGTGCATTATTTTGATTTTGGCGAATAACACTTGTGATTTGATTGAATGTTTTTCCTTTCCACAAAATACGTTGATCGTAAAATGGTACATTTTTATAAAATGTAAAAATGTTTGACATATATAATGTGGATCGATATTTTTTATCATTATTAATTATATCATATGAAAAAAGTGATTCTTTGGTTATTGATTGTCTTTTTTAGCATTTTGATTCTTTCGTCTTTGATGGGATCATCTTATGAAGGGTTTGAAACACCTGAGAATGAAGAGCCAAATAAAAAGAAAAACGACGAAATGCCGACAAATGAAATGTTTACAGATGAAGAAGAGGAGGAGAAGAATGAATAATTGCGTTCGTTACAAATATGAGAAGAGTCATCAAGACAAAAATAATAAAATATTACTATAAATTATATGAAAAAGGTCATTCTTTGGTTACTTGCTGTCTTTTTTAGCATTTTGATTCTTTCTTCCTTGATGGGATCATCTTATGAAGGTTTTCAAGAAGGAGCAACAACAGCACCAGTAATAAAACCAGCAACAGCAGTATTAGCAAAAAAAGACAGTACTGCACCAGTAAAAAAATAATACATTACTAAAACGTATATTTGTAAACAACTAATCAAGATAAAAGTATTAAACACATTTGAATAAAGTCCTATAGAAATTATTCAAATGAATTTATTAATACAACCCCAACGATTCGAACCAACGAGTATTTTCTTCTTGGATACGAAACAAAACATGATGATGGTGGGCAATTTCACCAAAATGAATTATTCAACCAATCATTTTACAATGATTGGATTGTATTTAGCATTTCCGATTTTATGTGCCGACGTCTTTTTGCAAAAGTCCACACCAGTTAAATGGTGCAATAAAAACCTACTCTATTACTACCCCAATCAAAATGCGGAATTGTTGAAACATATTGCCAAGATCGAATATGAAATTTTGCTATATTACAAAGACGTATGTCATATAGAAAAATTATCACCGTCTTATCAGTTCTATGGGACAAAAGACGCGCCGACCGAGGAATTGGATTGTATTAAATATTATCGCGAATATTCGGCTTTACCTCTCATGCAACAAAATCCGAAATACTATATAAAAATATCGGGAATCTGGGAAAACGAAACCGAATATGGAATCACATACAAGGTGATTGAATATCACAAAAAAACATAATGCACCCCCTTTGAATAGTGGAACACTTTCTTGGAAAATAAACATAAATATTGTCCTATAGTACATACATCACATGTCCCACATTCCTAAAATCATTCATCAAATATGGATCGGTGATAAACTGGCACCGACAGAATGTATGCAAACTTGGCGCAATGCACATCCCGACTATGAATATATTTTCTGGAATGAGGCCGAAATCGAACGCAGGGGAATCGCATTTGAATCGCATCGTCAAATAGAACAAATTGCGGAAATCAACGGGAAAGCCGATATCATGCGCTGGGAAATCTTGTGGCGATATGGCGGGTTTTTTTTCGACGCGGATTCCGTTTGCATTGAACCCCTCGATGCATTTTTCGAGGGAAAACGCGCATTTGCCACATACGAATCCGAAAGCATCCGGAAAGGGCTCGTTGCCACGGGTACGCTCGGTTTTATACCCGGTGACCCATTATGCCGGGATATTATCGATTGGATTCTATCGGACAAATCGGAAGAACCCATCCGCGAACTTCGTGCATGGGGTAGTGTAGGACCCGGATTGCTTACCCAGTTTTTAAATACGGGGAATTATCCTTATTTTACCGTATATCCCAGTTACACGTTTTTGCCCATACATTTCACCGGATTGTCCTATAGAGGTCATCGTAAGGTCTATGGGCATCAACTCTGGGGAACAGGGAAGGAATTGTACGGGAATCACGAGAATAGTCTTATAGAACCTATTATACCGTGTGAATTGGGTCCGCCCAATGTATGGGTTTCCGTATTTATAACGAGTTACAATACACGGAGGTCGTATATTCACGAATGTCTGGATTCGATCCGGAATCAGACCGGGCATTTCGGGATTGAACTTGTGTGGGTCAATGACGGATCTACGCCGGAATATACGGCAGAATTAAAGGATGAGTTGACAAGATTTACCCAGAATAGCCGTTTCACGAGAGTCATATACGAATCATATGAAGAGAATCGTGGCATGACTCATGCAAATAATGTGGCGATCGATTTAGCAACATCGGAATTGTTATTTAAAATGGATTCCGATGATCTCATGCTCCCCGACCGCATCGAAAAACAGATGCGGTTTATGGAGGAAAATCCGGAATGTGTCGCATGCGGATCACAAGCCCGGCTTTTCATGAATCATGTGGAAGATTCTACGAAAAAGGCGTTTTTATCCGCGACGAATCACCCCGAGAGAATAACATGGGATGAATTCTATAGGACAAAACCCGAATGGTTCGTGAATCATCCCACTGCGTGTTTTCGGAAATCGGCATTAGATGCAGTGGGGAGATATAATAGTACGGATCTTACGAATTGGTTGGATGATTATGATCTTTTTGCAAGATTATTGAAACGTTTTGGAGAAATCCGGAATATGTCTGATATTTTACTTTTATATAGGATTCATGAAAGGCAATATTCCAAACAGATAGATCAAGAGGCGGAAAGTGAATTAAGAAATAAAATTATAGAAACTTTATAACAAAAGATTCGCCATTTTTTAGATCTATATTATATGTCTTCAAGAAGTTCAAAGAAACGACCTTTAAAAATAGAATGGAAGGAAATTTCAGATAGATTAAGCATGGATCCCAACCTTGATTATGATACAGAAATTGAATGGTTAAAAGAGAATATGTGTAAGATAGCTACCAAATTGTATAAAACTCATATACAACCCGTGCCAGCATGTCATCAAAGTGCACATTATATTTATTTAGGAGTATCCATTTTTAAAAAATTGCGAGAAAATCCACATTTTGTAACAAGACATTCTAAAGCCACAAGTCAAAAAGAAATTTTTGAAAAATTGATGTCTCACGCAATTTATGAAAACCAAAGATATCTTTTTTTATTGTCTGATAGTAATTATCAAAAAAGTCATCGTTGGTTTTATGTATGTCCTGAAGAATTAAACAATAGTGGAGAATGGGATGGAAATTATTTATTATTATGTATTGATTCAGATCATGGCAATAATACAGAGTCATGTTCCGAACAAAAAAAGAAACAATGGATAAATGAAAATAATTACCCCTCTGAAATTGGTGTTGGACATTATGGATTTTTATCTCTAAATCATGATCAAGTACACATGACTAGTAGTTGGGTTACAGTTTCAACTATAGAAACTCAAAGACGTAAAGAAATTGATGTAGTAATCAATCGACCACAAAATGAGCATGAAGCCACTTTAGAGGAATTTCAACAACATGTCGTGAATCTTGCATTACCATTAAAAGAAAGAGCAGAACTTACAGAAAAACCTATGAAAGACGCGCTTAATTTTATAGGGGCAATTTCTAGATATGATCCTTTATTGAAAACATATGTCCGAAATGCATTATTGAAAAGAGATAAAGAAGCATTTGCCGAATATATGAAGCCTATTATTGTTGTATTGATAAAAATTGAAAATTTACCAGTAGAATTTGAAGATTCTCAAGGAGAAGAATATATGCTTGAAGATGCAATTTTGTTGCCTACGCCAAAAAGTAAACATCAAGAATATGATTATGATACTAAACGACAAAAAATCACCCACAATGGATGGGTCGAAGGATTTGATAAAGGTGGTAAACCCAAAAAAAGAACTGTAAAAAAGTCATATAGAAAATAATTGTATTGTCTCATATCACTAATGATTCACTATTGGCATCTATAAGGTTTTCCACCATTTGGTGTTGGGTTACAGTTTAAACCCTTGAAGAGTTCAAATGGGACATTTGAATTCATTCAAGGGTCAGATATTAGTAATGAATTGAAATACGCCCCTTCGGGGCGTCCCATTTCAAATCTTCACTGGTATAAACCTGCCTCACATTTTGTCGAACTTCTATCGCATTGTTTACCTTTTTTTACGAGCCCTTCTTGAAATCCTTCATAATTGCTCGAAACAAATGATGATAAAATGATTATTCCTAAAAATATACCAAATAAAAAAGTAATGGACTTATATAATATTACATTATAATATTGTTAATCGATTACATGAATGTCATTCCTATAGTACCTCTTCTGCGATTCGGTTTTTTCACATCAAATGGTCTGGGTCCATTACGAATATCATGCACTTTGGACAATCCCGGATTTTCATCTATACCTGTAGAAAATGCATTTACATTGAGGAATTCTGTGGATGTATCAAACGAATACTGTGTATTGGATAGATTGTTTAACCCTTCGTTTCTTGTACTATAGAATATTTCATTCATATATCTATCGAATTCCCCGCGGTTGACTACACGTTCCAATCCGTCCTTCAATTGCAGAATATTTTTATCCATGATGGGATAATACTGGGATCGGTCGATCGTGATACCCATTTTTTCCGCGCGTTTTTGGAAGGCGTTGTCTTCGAATCCCCATGCCCAATAATTGGGGTATCCATTCATTCTTTCGAAATCTTCGCCATTGACGGATACGATCCCGCCCAATGTAAAGGTGAATCCGTAGAAATGTTTTATAGTTCCTTTTAGTGTATCGTATTTCAGGAAATTCTTTGTATATGGCATTGTATCTATATCGTTGAATACAAACGTCATGTTTTTATAATGATTTGGATAAATCGATTTTGCATATAAAAATCCGATATTTTTCATTGCTCCGCGATTGAATGAACGCTTGTCTTTTTGATGAATATAAAAGATCTTGTAGGAGTCTTCCGGATAATCTTCCAAAACGGCTTTCATGTGTATAGAAAAAAAACGATATTGCTGTTCACGATCGCGATATGGTACTATAAAAATAATAGTTGGTATCACTTTATTGTCTATAGGTACCACTACGGATTCCGTTTTAATTTCTTCAAACGATGTAGTTATATTTTCTTCTATAGTTGCTTCCGTATAATAACTCGATAGATCAATGCAATGTTCGTCCATCCTTATATATTACATTTGAAATTAAATGTCATATATACACGATAAAAGGCACGATAAAGGTACCAAGATAATTCAACTATATTTTTTCTGAATTGCAAGAGGCATCAATCCGGTATGATATGCATCCAACTTTTGATAACATTTATTTATAGTAACTTCATTTACTCCGCAAATTGCCTTAATATTCTGTTTTGTGAAATTCAAATTACACTTTTGAGAAATGTAATATATGATTCCTGCTGCAATCGAATGCGGGGTATTGTCTGTAATAATTTCGTCATTCTCCACTTTTGTTGCAATGAATTTCGACAAAAGGGTGAGTTCCTGATTTATGTTTAATTTACTGCAATATCGCTCGATGAATGAAAGTGGGCGTATAACACATAGACTATTTTTAGACGACGATTCGTCTTTATTCCCACGATCAATATTCTGCAATATACTTACTGCCATAGAACATCCGTTCGTCGCACTTGCTTTATCCAAATGGAATATTTCCGCAATTTCATGTGCCGTTCTAGGACACCCATTCAACCTGCAAGAAATATAGATCGATGCCGCCTTGATGCCATCCCGATTAATCCCGCGAAACATTTTCTGTTCACTAATGTCTTTATGGATCGCCATCGCCTCGTCTATAAATATTTTAGGAATATTGGAATTTTGCGCCATCGTAGTAATGAACTGGAATTCGTCATATAGAGATTTCTCTTTGTGTGTGGTCGACTGCCACTCTGTCCATTTGCGAATCTTTTTCATTTCATGGGACGATTTTGGGGTACATATCACTTGGCATCCAAACGAGGATTGTACTAAAAGGGGGTTTATCGGATTTCCACATCGGGTAGGATCATTTGCATTTTTATCATCTGCCCCAAAATATCGCCATTCTGGTGAATAATCCAGTGTATCCGTATATATGATACCACATTCTTTATTCGGACATGTCGGGAATCCATCTTCCGTTGTACATAAAATCGAACTGCATGCATTGCATATCCCGATTTCTCTATCCATGTCTTCAATGACGTCCGTTATAGGTGTCCTATAGTATGATCTATGTGACATAATTGGCTGATTTTCGGACGTATCTATATCGAAAATATCCCATAATTTTACTTTTTCACTTGATGAAAGATTTACGCGATTTTTTTTCGTATGCTGTCTTGTGGTTTTTTTTATGGGTTGATCGATTTCGGTTATCATATGCATTATTATTAATGCTTATGCTTTTATGTTTTTTTCAAATCAATTTTATATGTATAATATAGAATATGATTAATGGACAACTTAAATCAATGGCGTCTAAATCCATAACGGATGCTTTAGGTACTGTAGGAAAATATGGTAATATAGCAAATTATGCATCAAACCCATTATCAAGTCTTGCACCGGGAATGGATGCAATAAGTAGCGTTCCAGGATTGGAAGGCATTGGTGCATTGAGTGGATTTTCTAAACAAGCTAAAACCAAATGTATATGTCCTATAGATGAAGATAAATGCCCTGATAAATTTATTGAAGGTCTTGGAAAACAACTAGCAATGGCATTAGTAGAAGCCGGAATTGCAGATGGTATTAAACAACATGTGATGGAAGCTGTGAAAGAATGTGTAACAAAAGAAAGAGAGAAATTGAAAGATGCAATTTATGATACAATGATTGGTAAAAATGGGAATGCATTTCGAGATGAAATCCAAAAAATGTTTTATTCTCGTGATGGTGATTTTAATAGTGAAATTACGCCATTCATTTCGAATACATTTTATCAATTAATGGACAATAATCAATATTTAAAAACCGTATTTGAAACATCTATTGCACAATTATCTGCAAGTGCGACTGGACCTATAACACCAGACGCTTTAATTGAAGCAATGTATAATAATATAAATTCTCGGTTTAAAAGTGATTTGGATCAAAGTGGCAACGTAAAAAAAGGAGGTGTATGGAATCCGTTTGCAAAAAAAACAGCTGTTCCTGGTGCTCCTGTTGCTCCTCTTTCTGTAGCTCCTGCTCCTGGTGCTCCTCTTTCTGTAGCTCCTGCTCCTGGTGCTCCTCTTTCTGTAGCTCCTGCTCCTGGTGCTCCTCTTTCTGTAGCTCCTGCTCCTGGTGCTCCTGCTCCTGTAGCTCCGGTTGCTGGTGCTCCTGCTCTTGCGTCTGATTCTGCTAAAAGTAAATTTAGATTTTTAATGTCAAATTTTGGATCAAACACACCTGATCCAAATGCGGTTCCACCTTCTCCTATGGATCCTGATGTTGTTCCTCCACTTCCTCCTCCTGTAAATACCCCAACTATATTAACTGCATCTGATAAAATTAAAAAATTAGTATCTAAAAATGTACTTGGATTTTTTAATAATCCAAGCGCAAGTGTAGTAGCACCAAAAAAAGACAATATTTTAAATACAATTGATCGATTAACAAATTTATTTACCGAAGATCCATCTTTTTCAAAACAAATAAAAAAAACAGTTATTAATTCAGTAAAAACAATTGTAGAAAATTCTCGTTCAGAAATTATTGACATAAGTAAAATAGTAGAACCATTATTTCAACCATATATTGAAACTGTAACAAAACAAGATAGTATAAATGCAATTATATTGAGATCGTTTTTTAGTACACCTAATATAAATGCCGATACACCGACACATGCAAATGTTACTGTTGAAATAGGAAGAAAGATATTTAGAGATGCAGTTACTACATTTTTAGAAACGCCATTAATTTCAAATGATGAAATGAATTATACTAAATTCGCAAATTTATTAAAATCGGCATTGAATACACAATCAAATTCACAAAAAGAGTTTGATATAACAGGAAATAATCAAACAACTATGGGATACAATGGAAATATAGTGCCAATAACTGGAAGCCAACCGGCGGATGAGAGTCAATCAGCGACTGACTCAGTAAATTCAACTCCACCAGACGATGGAAGTGTACCTACGGATGAAACTCAACCAGCGACTAACTCAGTAGATGAAAGTCAACCAACGACTGACTCAGTAGATGGAAGTCAACCAGCGACTAACTCAGTAGATGAAAGTCAACCAGCAACTGAACCAAAGGATAAGACTAAAATACAAGATGATCAATCCAATGATAATGATTCCAATAATAACAATTTTAATACAAAATATGACGGAGGAGATGATGGCGGTTATGATGGAGGTAATAAAAGAAAAACCAAACGAAGAAAATCATTCAAAAAAAAAACCAAACGAAGAAAATCAAACAAGAAAAACCAAACAAAAAAGCAAAAAGGTATGAAAAAAAGAAAAACTATGAAAAGGTAACTCTTTTCTCGATCTTTTCCATTAAATCAGCACTATAAACCAAATTTCCAGTTGGTTTATATTTATCAATCGGTGTATATTTCGAATCCTTGTCTTTATCTTTCCCCTTGGATTGTCCTATAGAATTATTATCTGTCACATCCTTGTCTTTATCCTCTACAATATTCCCCTTTTCATCCAATACGATCCCCGTTTTCTTTTTGAATTCCGTCCGAGCATATGTGGGTATCCAGTTTTCCCAAGATACGAATAATGTATTGGGGTGCATATATTTGACGAAAAATCCATTCTCTTCCAATTTCGCCACTAAAAATCCGATACAATCCCCCTTATTGAAATTGGGTTCACCAAAAATATATTCGGGTACTGTAAACCAAATATGTTTATCATTCATTTTATTCCGACCAGTGGTGGTGATCCGTCTATGTATCCGATTCAACAATTTATTGAAAATCGAAATCTGTTTTAAATCGCGTTGATGTTTTTTTTCGTATAATTCATCTATATTGATTTTACGTTCGGCTTCTTTATCGTCCACATACAAAAAACACGACATTTATACTATAGGATAATATTACTAAATATCTTTGTAATCGTAAAAAGAGAATAAATAGAATTTCCGATTTTGTATTATGAATATTCAAAGTGAAGGACAGGGTCAAAGTGAAGGACAGGGTCAAAGTGAACGACAGGGTCATAGTGAAGGACAGGGTCAAAGTGAACGACAGGGTCATAGTGAAGGACAGGGTCAAAGTGAAGGACAGGGTCAAAGTGAACGACAGGGTCATAGTGAAGGACAGGGTCATAGTGAAGGACATCCATCAGAATCCAAGATAAAACACATTGTTATTTCCGGGGGTCATGTATGGGGGCTTTATGCCATGGGGGCATTGCGCAAGGCCATAGACGAAAAATTCATCGTAATGAGTCATATAGAATCATTCTATTGTACTTCGATCGGGTCTACAATCGCCGTCATTCTTTCCCTGGATATAGACATGGACATTCTCTTTAAATATCTCATTGACCGACCATGGATCGATTTTTTCAAACAGCGATTGCATTCCCCCGTGGATGTATTTGATCTAAAAGGGATATACGGCAAAAATCTGTTGATTGATTTCTTCCTCCCCCTTTTTCGAGCAAAAGATATCTCGATCGATATAACCATGGCCGAATTCTACGAATTAACGGGGAAAGAAATCCACGCATTCACCACGGAATTCAATGCATATGTCAGTGTAGATATGTCCTATAAGACACATCCCTCGTGGAAATTGATGGACGCCATATACTGTTCCATATCCGTTCCATTTTTGCTTTCTCCTACGGTGTGTAAAGACGCATGTTACTTTGACGGAGGTCTTACCAATAATTATCCTATAGGACAATGCATCGCGGATCATCCGGGGATAGACACGGATTCCATCTTTAGTATTCTATTGGGGATAGATAAAGAACCCGAATCTGATTATATCGTCCCCGATATGAGTTTTCTCGATTTTACATCTGCGCTTGTGGGGAAATTGGTGAAACGAATGATTCTTGTGAATTCGCCGGTGAATATAAAAAACGAACTTGTATTTCATGTACCGGAAAATCCGGGGGAATGTTTGATGAATATTATTGAACATGCATCAAAACGGAGGGAAGTCTTTGATGAAGGCGCGGAGAAAATGATGGCGATGATTACCACGACGATGTGTTGATCAATTGAAACATTTTGGCATTATAATATACAATGGCAAATAACTTGAAAACAAGAAAGACATTTAGAAGAAGATCAAATAAAAAGACAAAATTGACTTGTCGAATTAAATCCCCGAAAAAATCAAAAAAACCAATGAAATTCAATGAAAAGTCACATTGGAGCAATAGATTGAATTTGAATAAACTACACAAAACAAAAATATCTTTAAAACAAACGAAAAAAAGAGGTGGACAAACAAAAAAAACAGCATTGGAATTAGATCCTTATTATGATCCTGATCTAGATGATGCAGAAAAGTATGGAATCAAGAGGATACATAAAAAAAATAAACATGTAGGTGATTTTCAAGGAATATTTAAACGTGGTCCGAACAAACAAGACGGAATAGGAATAATGACTTATGTAAATGGTGATGTTTATGAAGGAGAATGGAAAGAAGATAAAAGAAACGGAACAGGAAAAATGACTTATGCAAATAGAGATGTTTATGAAGGAGAATGGGAAAATGATACAAAGAATGGAGATGGAAAAATGACTTATGCAAATAGAGATGGAAAAATGACTTATGCAAATGGAAAAATGACTTATGCAAATAGAGATGTTTATGAAGGAGAATGGAAAGAAGATAAAAGAAACGGAACAGGAAAAATGACTTATGCAAATAAAGATGTTTATGAAGGAGAATGGAAAGAAGATAAAAGAAACGGAAGAGGAAAAATGACTTATGCAAAAAAATATATATATGTTAGACAATGGAAAGAAGATAGAATAAACGGAAGAGGAGAAATGACTTATGCAAATATAGATGTTTATGAAGGAGAATGGAAAGAAGATAAAAGAAACGGAACAGGAACAATGACTTATGCAAATAGAGATGTTTATGAAGGAGAATGGAAAGAAGATAAAATAAACGGAACAGGAACAATGACTTATGCAAATAGAGATGTTTATGAAGGAGAATGGAAAGAAGATAAAATAAACGGAACAGGAAAAATGACTTATGCAAATAGAGATGTTTATGAAGGAGAATGGAAAGAAGATAAAATAAACGGAACAGGAAAAATGACTTATGCAAAAAAAGATATATATGTTGGACAATGGGAAAATGATAGAAGGAGTGGAAGAGGAGAAATGACTTATGAAAATGGTGATGTTTATGAAGGAGAATGGCGATATCATGATGAACATGGAAAGGGAAAAATGACTTATAAAAATGGTGATGTTTATGAAGGAGAATGGGCATATGATAAAAAGAATGGAACAGGAAAAATGATTTATGCAAATGGTGATGTTTATGAAGGACAATGGGAAATTGATAGAAAGAATGGAAAGGGAAAAATGACTTATGAAAATGGTGATGTTTATGAAGGAGAATGGAAAAATGATACAAAGAATAGAACAGGAAAAATGACTTATGAAAATGGTGATGTTTATGAAGGAGAATGGAAAAATGATACAAAGAATAGAACAGGAAAAATGACTTATACAAATGGTGATGTTTATGAAGGACAATGGCGAGATCTTAAAAAACATGGACATGGAAAAATGACTTATGCAAATGGTACTATATATGAATGCCAATGGCAAGATGATAAAATACATGATGGACAAGTAACATTTACAGATGAACATGGTAAACAAAAATCCGGATTTTGGATAAGAGATAAATTTACAGATGAAGAAAATAACTCATGTGAAGGTGAAGAAGATCCGATATCAACAACTCTTATACCTAAGATTTGTAGTATTAGATTATTTACAGATGAATTTAAACATTGTTATAATGTAGCAAGTTTAAACAAAGTCCTATTTCATGCACAAAACCACGAGGAATTCCCCATGAGTCCCATGAGTCCCATGAATGGCAAAGTAATTGAAGAATATGACATAAATAAAATTGCAAATAAAATTGCAAATATGACATATGAAGATAAAAAAGAATGTGAAGATGCATTTAATATGCAATCATAATACACTATTGACGAATTCAGTCAAATTCGCCTCTGTCACTTTTGCATCAAAATCAAATGTATTTCCATCTTTTGTGAGTTTTATCGTGGGATACGAATCCACTCCAAAATTCTTCAATAAATCTTTCAGGGTTTGTGGTGTATCTCCACGTAGTTCTTTTCCCGATGAATCTTTAACCACCGGTGCTGGACCATTATCATCAGTACAATTCACATCAATGCAATTGATGGTTGATCCGTTTATGGTTTGCTGATTATGATCACGTTTAAATGCTTCCCACTCGGGCGTTGCCGTCTTACAATGTGGGCACCAATCTGCATGGAAAAAATAGATATCCGCGATGGATGCACGATCTCCATTATTGGCAATATCTTTCGATTCTTTTGCCCGTTGCAATGGTTTATAAAATTTAGTATATGCGTAATATCCCACCATAACAAATAATAAAAGAATGGTTGCATACAAGACATAGTTCAAATAACTTCGCATACGTGTATAAACATATTCTATGATTCCAGCCATTATATTATGGAAATACATTTTATTTTTAGAGAAAAAACGATTTCTATAGATCTTTTATATGACAAGTAAAAAACGGATATTCACCGAAAAACATTATAATAGTGGAGATGGAATGATGACATCGATCTGGGGTCCATCTATGTGGCATTTTTTACACACAATGAGTTTTAATTATCCTATAGTACCTACATGTGATGAAAAGCGGCATTATATGAATTTTGTCTTGAGTTTGAAAAACGTTTTACCCTGCGGAAAATGTAGGAAGAATTTGCACAAGAATTTGCGAAAATTGCCGTTGAAATGGGAACATATGAAATCGAGGGCAACATTCTCTAAATATATATACGATCTTCATGAAGTAGTGAATGATATGTTGAAAAAGAAATCGGCTCTGACATATGAAGACATTCGCGAGCGATATGAACATTTTCGATCAAGATGTGCAAAATCAAAACGAGAAATACAGCGTGAACTCCGAGAGCGTGAAAAAACCAAAGGCGAAAAAGGATGCACAGAACCACTTTATGGAGAAAAAGCGAAATGTGTTATACATATTGTACCACAGACGAAAAAATGCGAATCCTTGCAAATACATCGGAAAACCATCAAGAAAAGAATCACTCACTAATATCTTACATCAAGTCATATAGAAAATCTTTTCCCGATGGAACAAGTTCTCTCCATGGAACAAGTTCTCTCCATGGAACAAGTTCTCTCCATGGAACAAGTTCTCTCCATGGAACAAGTTCTCTCCATGGAACAAGTTCTCTCCATGGAACAAGTTCTC